GGTATTTGTACTCATCTTCATGCGGTGCGAACAGGGCGGAACCCGAGTCGCTACAGATGAGCTGCAATTGAGATGCATTCTCAATAAGCACAGGCTCCGCCTGGTTCAGCCTGGATGGTACTGATGTATCAGGGCGGACCCTGGCTCCGCCAGGTTGCGCCAGGTAGTAGTAGGTCAGTACCACTACCACCCGGTAGGCGTATCAGGGCGGAACCGGAGGGTACCCATGGGGATAAACTAGTACAGGCGTACTATGCTATATGGCTTCACAAAATTATGCCAAAATTTATCGGGTTTCGCCCTCTTTAGATGATTGTACGGGTATTGTGATTGGGATCCGTCTCATCGACACCGGTATCACCGTGTCCTTCAGGACCAAACCCGGCAGTCTTAGCGTACTCCATAACAGACACATCCTCCTTCTCCTTCTTCTTCTCACCATACTGCTCTACCATCTCCTCACACCACGTCCGTAGCTGCTTGGAGCTGTCTAGATACCTGGCGGTACCAAGGATGCGACTAACCTCAATAGGCTCTGTCACTATTCTTGAACAATTCTTGTAGAATACCATGAAGTAATTCGGTCCAGTCCTGGTACGGTGGTAATCTACAATGAATCCTGTATGTACATTATTACAGGGACTACTGTATATCATATGTTACAGCCTTATTAAAGGTAGGGTTAGATAGTACTTTCAATAATTGACTTCACCTATGTCAATCAGGAAAGAGAGAGGAGATTGTCGTCCCACGAAGTGGGAGGATTAGCTCCTCTCTGCGCACAGGTACTCCGGTCCACCCTTCCGTTTCCCTGTATAAGGTGGTGATCTGGTCTAACGCCAGGTGGCGACTGACTTGTTACCCTTTATTTGTCTTGCCTTTTGCTTCATCGCCAGGTCGAAACCAAAGACCATGTGATTAGCCTCGGATTCTGGGTCTTCTAGCCACGCCTGTTGGTGGTCTAACCACTCATCCATCTTCCGCCGTTTCATCGTCTCGTAGGCGGAGATCGCCATAGCCTCCGTATAGTATTTCACGCCCTGGGCAAGGGAGTCTAATCTGTCGTCGTGTCTTACGGCTCCTTTTTCCCGACACATGCGGGATAATTGATAGAATAACATATATGGGAGTCGTTCCTCCGGTGGAGCGTCTGGATTCGATCTGTAGTCCCATTCGATGACCTGTTTATCAACAATAAGGCGATGTTGATTAAGAACAGGCTCAAGGGCATCAATAATACGGTCTTCCTTCCTGACATTTGCACGTACCTCCTCAATATCGATGGCTTGTTTCGTCTGTTGAAGGTGTTTTCGGAACAACTCCGCAACAATACCATCACCAAAGTTAGTTTCGATGAGAAGTTTTGTTACTCCGTACTTTTTACACCCTCGAAGGATGTCTAAAAGGGTATTGTCGGAATAACCGTCCCTATATGCCCTCATTTCGTGCAGGTAAAGGAATCCATTTTTTTGAGAGATGTACGATACGGCAGTTTCATCGCTTCCTCTGCCCGATGGATCAACGCTAGCAATTGTTTCGGTGTAAGGTCCCCAGTCTCCCTGTAATAACATAGGAGAGTAGAAGTAATCCCCAGGGAGTCCGACAGCTGGGAGGTCTTTGATGACGTTTGTTGGGTCGCTGCACCAGACAACGGCGTCAGGAGCAGACTCAGGATTGACAGAGGTAACAACAAGGTCGCTACACTTAAGCGGGAATTTAGAAGCATCACTCAAACTCGTGTCTAACATGAACTGCAACATAAAGTTGCTACGACCCATTGAAGCCTCACGGTCAATTAGATCGTCGTTATCGAAGCGGTCAGGGTCGGTAACTTCCCAAGCCTCCGCTCCATTCTCAATATCTTCCACCAATTGAGGCGCTAAAAGCCCTTCATAGTTATCCATCTTCCGCGGATACCGCGCAGTCCACACAAACGGGCGATAATTCCGCTCAGCAAGCTTCCTATAGATGGTAAAGGTCGTTTGAGGCGTTCCCAAAATGGCAATACGGCTTGTATCTTTCGGTGTCAGAATTGATTCGACTTCCGTAGTCAATTGAAGAAGCTTTTCTCTCATCAACTCTGTCATCGAGTTGCCAGGAACTTCGATATCGTCCAATACCATCAGATCGGCACGCGATCCAGTGAGTTGCCCGGTAATACCCACAGACTTTACAGACGGAGCCTGGTGAGGGCGGCACTTCACATCGAAACTCACCCGACTCCACCGGGCGTCCTCGTTCGTCGGTCTCAGGTGCATTAGCCATGGCGTCTCAAGGATTAGTTTTTGAAGGAAGATACTCATGTTGTCGGCGCGTTCTTTTGACGCCGAGATGATCATGATCTTTGTTTCGGGATCATTGAAGAGATTCCAAAGAACGAACGCTCCGGTGATCCAAGATTTTCCGACTCCTCGGAAGGCTTGAATCTGTAGTCGTTTGGGTCCGTGTTGTAAATAGTCAGCAATCGCATATTGAGCCCGTGTTGGACTCGGCAATTCAAGCTGACTCCAGAGAGCCTGTAAGAATAGCTTAAAATCGCCCTGAAGGGCTTCTAAAGGGTTCATAGGTACAATCTAGCATAGAGGGTGGTAGAGGCGCCTTGTAGCGCCTCCTAGGCGTCAATCAGCGATCGGTATGTAAAGTCTTCCAGTCTGACTTGCAATATCGAGCAATCTTTCGTTAGTCATGCCCGCAATTGTTGGAGTCATCTCTGGAATACCCAAACTATTAGGAACTGGAGGCAAACCGCCCTTAAAGAAGGTCTGTAAGGTCGATCGAAGCGTTGCAGCTTTGGGTTTCGGCGGTTTAGCGGCGGTACCCGACGCAGACGGCTTAATCTGTTCCATCAGTTTTAGCCGGTTTTGCAGGGCTTCACCCTCCACGTGTGCCTGTCTGTGAGGACTTGGCTTGTTAGGAGCTGGTTTGGTGTTACTGAGTGGCATCACGTTCTCGGCTTGGTTACCAATTGAGACGCCAGCACGGCGAAACCGTTCAAAATACTCAACCCGACGCTCAGGATCCATCTCCTGTAGGGCGTTACCCGTGAGGTAGATCGGATTGATGTGATGTCCTTCCATACCTTTAGCGTTAGCAGCCGCCATAGCGTTGCCAAATGCTGTCCGGTTAGCGCCGGGAGGAGTCGATAGAAGCTCGTTTCTCATACGGCTTCCACCGGTACCTCCTCCACGGTTCCCTTTACGGGCTCCAGATAGCTCATCACGCCCACCCTGACCGTTGTAGTTACCAGAGTGCTTAGTATTAGAGAGGTTTCTAATTGTATATCGCTGACCGTTTTCACGGGTATAGGTCGTAAGACCCAAAGCGATAGCCGCAGCTCTGGCGGTCAGATCAAATGGGGATAAACTCATTGTTATCTAGTGTATATGTTGGTAAATCAGCGCCTCACGGTCCTGATTTATTCCAAATGTTGCTCTCATCCACGAGAGCCAGTTTCTGCTACCTTTATTCTGATTGCATTTCCAACACGATGGTACGAGGTTGCTTGTGAGATCTTCTCCGCCCAAACAACGAGGGCGAACGTGGTCAAGAGTAAGCTCATGTAATTCATAGTGATTTCCGCAGTAGACACATTGACAATTGAAGTGTTCCTTAATGGCGCGTCGCCACATCCGTTTCGCTTCAGGACTTGTCATGGTTATTAGGTTTTGGAGGTAATGGTCAGGGCTGGGCAGCAATGGCGTCATTTCTTCCCACGATTACGGGCACGGTTCTTAGACTGGGCTTCCAGGGTAGTTCCGCCGCCTTTCTTGTGGGAGACATCTTTCTTATCACCGTTGCCGTAGGTTCCGCGTTTGTGGTTTTCTTTTGCAAGTTCCGTGCGACGCTGGACTTCGGACGGTTTTCTGTTGTATTTTCTTTGGTAAGCCCGTTTCACCTGTAAGGCGGCACGGTTCTTACGATAATAATTAGTACTCGCGCTTGCCATAGAGTCGAGATTGTACAAGCTCAGGGTCAACCTGAGGGATTACGTTTGCGAGTTTCGCCAGTGGGTTCCCTTCAACAGCGACTCCACTGATGTCATTCTTATGCAGCCAGTCACAGGCAGCTTTCAAATCTTGGGTGGTAGCCTCACCCGACTTCAGCCGGGCAAGGAACTCACCTGTCACCAAGTTGTGAAGCTCGTTAAACTGGTCTTCACTTGCCTTCTTCATTGGATTTGGGTTTAGCGACCTTGAGCATCTGCAGCACAAGCTGGATCACGCTGTTGGACTTCAGAGGAGTCAGAGCGATGATCTCAGAGGCGGCAGCCACAACGATCCAGAAAATAGCGGATTCAAGCATAGCC